TTTCTGTACACCGTTGTGATAACGCAAATATTTCTTTTGCTGTTGATCGTCAAATTTCTCGTGCTGATAAAAAAGCTGAGAATAACGATCCTAACCTCGCAGATGCTGCTATACGTAACTTCCTTCATGTTAATGATGAAGCTTCTCGTGTTCGCTTGCACTTGTGCCCCAACATCGTTGATGACGCTAAAGATTTCATTTCCAACGCTCTCATGCGTTTTAATGATACTTATAACGGAAATCGACAATGTGTGTTAGATCTCGGACTTATTTTAACGATGTGGAAACTTGGGCCTGGCTCCTCGAGAGGAGTTCCAGGAGTAACCCATTTTGTCGATAAAATAAGGAGGCATATGACTTGTACAGAAAGGGCGGTTCCTTACGTCCGTTTAATACGGAATCTTAACCCTCATTTGCGTCTCTATGATGAGACTGTTTCTTTAGCGAAACCAGATTATAAAGGTTGGAGAATTGTAAGGGGCTCGTCATTGAGCACAGTACCCAAAAATCAAGAAACACATAGAACCATCTGTACGGAACCGTCGGGAAATATGGCACTGCAGCTTGCTGCAGGCATGTGTATCGAGGGTTCCTTACGTATGATAGGTTTAGATATTTCTGGGCAACCAGTTGTCGAACAACCTGTTAAGATGGCTGTTATTGCGAAAGACCAAGCGAGTATTAATAAACGTTTGGCATATAAGGGCTCTCTAGATGGTAGTTTAGCAACTATCGATTTAAAGAATGCTTCTGACATGATAACTCCGGCTTTAATTAAGCTTCTATGGCCTCCAGAATGGTATGAATTTCTTACTGCAATTCGTAGTAAGGAGTGTGTGCTTTCAACGAGGGGCAAACCTAATATAACTCTCAATATGATGTCTACGATGGGTAATGGTTTTACATTTCCCTTAATGACTATGACATTAGTTGCACTTCTTTATGCAGCTGACTACAATAATCAACGTAGATTTTATATAGACTGGACGAAACATGGCGTTTTTGGTGATGATATTATCTTACCAACTGTACGTTTTGAATCGTTCTGTGAGGTTTTGGGTTCTGCCGGGCTTGTCGTTAATCGCGATAAGTCATTTAGTCAAGGCGGT